TTAGAGAAGAAAATTAACAATATTTTTGACGAAAAGACAGATGCGCTAGTATTAAAATTTAACGAATTAACATTAACAGACGAAGATACTCAGTCTAAAATTGATGAGCGTTATTTAAGAATGCAGGTAATAACACCTAATGAAGTTAGAATTAGAAAGGGTATGATTCCAATTGATGGGGGAGATAAGGTTGTAGACCTTCAAGCCCAAGCAGCAGAAATCAGAGCCCAAGCTGGAAATACCAGACAAAGGTCACAAGATCGTCAAGCAACTTCCCCAGACGTTTCAGGAGAAGGCAGAAATGCAAAGGGCGATGGAAGACAAGTTGAGTAAACCTGCTCAACCACTATTTGCCTTTTTATATATAAGTCGCTAAAATTAAGCATATGAATATTGAAAAGTCTTTGTGGTCCAGTCATGGCGACAACATCAGTCTATCGGTTCCCTTTACTAAGGTTAACCGTGAAAAAAGAACGGTGTCTGGATTTGCTACATTAGACAATGTAGATCAAACAGGCGACGTTGTTACAGCAGAAGCAAGCTTAAAAGCATTTGAAGGTTTTAGAGGAAATCTTCGTGAAATGCATAACTCAACAGCAGTTGGGAAAGTTGTTTCATTTAAGCCAGAAACATACTATGATCCAAAATCAAAAGAATTTTACAACGGTGTCTATGTAGATGCTTACATCTCAAAGGGCGCACAAGACACATGGGAAAAAGTTTTAGACGGAACTCTTTCTGGATTTTCAATTGGCGGAAAGATTAATGAGTCAGACAATGAAGTTAATAAAGCAAATGGCAAGACAGTAAGATTTATTAAAGATTATGATTTAATTGAACTATCAATTGTTGATTCTCCAGCAAATGAACTTTGCAACGTGTTGTCTATTCAAAAGGTAAATGGTCAATTAATATTTAAAGGAATTGCAACTGAAGTTGTAACAGAAAATATTTTTTATTGCGAAGAAAGCAATTCTGTTTTTATCTCAACAGAAAAAACATATGACTCGCCAGTATCTGGAAAGCCAGCACAACTAATTGGTTGGGTTGAAAGTTCAGATGTTAATAAGTCAAAAGAGATTGATAAGATTCTTGATGCATATAAGCATTCAAGATTTACGTTGCCTGATACACAAATAGCAAAACAGGCAAACGCAGAAGGAGGTAATGAAGTGTCAGAAAATACAGAAAACGTAGTTGTTGAAGATGCAGCTGTTGAAGCAGCACCAGAAGCAACCGTAGAAGAGACAGCAGAAGTTGCAGCAGATGCAGCACCTGCAGTCGAAGATGCTCCTGCAGAAGATGCAGTTGCAGAAGACACAACTGCCGAGACTCTGGAAAAAGCAGCCGACGTATCAGAAGATAAGGTTGATGAACCTGATTTTGCAAAGATGTTAGGCGATCTAAAAGGCTTTTTTTCAGAAACTCTAAACAAGGCATCAGAAGTTAATGCAGCACAAGTAACAACAATCCAAGAGACTGTTGAGGCTTTCAGCAAGAGCGTAGATGCTAGAATTTCAGAGTTGGCAGAACAACACACAGTGCTTTCAAGCGCTGTAAATAACATCAAGAGCACGATTGATGGTGTACAAAAGCGTGTCGATGCAGTAGAATCAGAGACTGCAATTAAGAAGTCTTCTGATCTTGGCCGATCAGAGGAAGCAACAATCAAGAAATCTAAATGGAACGGTTCTTTCCTCGGTTCCGTGAACGAAATATTTAACTAAGGTAGGTGAAATAATATGAGCAATGAACTATTAGAAAAAGCAGCCGCAGCTGGTGCAACAGTATCAACTGGATTTGGCTCAACAACTGGTGGAACAGGAGTACACAGAGCTTCCGAAAACGGAAACGGTGGACTACTTAACCCAGAACAATCTGCTCGCTTCCTAGACTATATGTTCGACGCAACCGTAATCGGTAAGGTTGCCCGTACAGTTAGACTTAAGGCAGACACAGCAGAGATTGACCGCATGTCAATCGGCGAGAAGCTTATGCGTCTCGCATCAGAAGGAGAAAACACTGGTGAAAACAGTGCAGTAACTTTCTCAAAGATCTCTTTGACAACAAAGAAGCTTCGTATGGACTGGGAGCTTTCAACAGAGTCTCTAGAAGACAACATTGAAGGTGCAGACCTAGAAGATCACATTGCCCGCTTGATGGCAACACAAGCAGGAAATGACATCGAAGATGTTATTCTTAACGGAAACACATCTCTAACAGGAGATGCTCTTTACAAGTCATTTGATGGTGTTGTAAAGAAGGCAAAGGCATCAGGTCGTGTCGTAGACGCAGCTGGAGCCGCAGTATCTCGTGAAGTATTCAACAAGGCGCTTAAGGCTATGCCACGTAAGTACAAGCAACGTCGTGGAGACCTTCGCTTCCTTGCTGGATCAAACTTGATTCAGGATTTCCTATATGCTAACAGCATTGGAACAAACCAGACTATCCCACAGGACATCGCATCAAGCGTAATCCGTGGCGGAGTCGCACCTCTAGGTGGACCAGCAGGATATGTGGCACCATTCGCATTCGGTATTCCGATTGTTGAAGTACCACTTCTTAATGAGACACAAACTGGAGATTACACAACTCCAACAGGATCACACGGAGATATCCACTTGTCATTCCCAAATAACGTAGTTATTGGTGTCAAGCGTGATGTAACTGTTTACCGATTCTTCTGGCCACGTAAGGACTCAATTGAGTACACAATGTATACTCGTGTTGGCGTCCAGATCGAGCAGGCAGATGCTTGGGTAGTCGTAAAGAACGTTAAGGTTGCTTCTTAATTAATTAAGAATTAACCCCCGAAAGGCCCCCAATTAATTTTGGGGGCTTTTCATTTTAATTTAACAATGCTATAATTAAAGAACCTAACAAAGGAGATAATATGTCATTTGAGACATTGAAAGTAGCAGAACTCAGAAAAATTGCAGAGGACTTTGCAGTTGACACTGATGGAATTAAGAGTAAGGCAGATATCGTTGCCGCCCTTGCAGAAGAGGGAGTCACATGGTCTGTGTATCAAAAGACTGTTAAGGATATTGAAGAGGCAGCAGAAGAGTTTGCCGATACAGAAGAAATCCTTCCAAGATTTAATCCAGATGCTCAGCCAGAAAACACAGTCCTAGTTAGAATGACTAGAGAAAACTACAGGTACGACGTTATTGGATTCACATTCACAAAAGAGCATCCTTTCATTGCGATGACAGAAGAAAATGCTCAAGAAATTTTTGATAAGGAGGAGGGCTTCAGATTAGCAACTCCAAAGGAAGTTCAGGAGTATTACAACTAATCTAAGCTTGTAAAATGGCAGAGATATATGTAAACAGCAATTCGCCAGTCAGAACAAAGATCTATTGGCAGGGGGAATTGGTATCCCCATCAGGAAGCGTTACAGCAAAAGTATACGATGTTACACAAAGTATAACTAGTAACGTTAATCCTAATACCATTTTAATCACATTGACCGCTACAGCGGTTGAGACAGATGCTGGAACATATCAAGTAATCTTGCCATTTTCCTACACAGCAAATCCTAGAAAGCTAAAGCTTGTCTGGGAGTATGTTGTATCCCCTGGATCGACTGGAACCCATACAACGTATTTAAATGTTATTACCCCATACATCTCTATCAATGAACAGATAGACGATTTGAACTTTGGGTCGGACCCAAGCGATCCAAATTATAAGACGTATGGAGATCTTCAATCTGCAGAAAGATATGCAAGAAAGATAATTGAAGATTACACAGGGCAAGACTTTTATCTATATACAGCTAATCAAGTTATTTACGGTGATGAATCAGATACGCTTCCCCTTTCATCTAAGTTAAATAAGATCTATCAGTTGTATTCTAATGATATATTGCTTGTCAATAATCTTGTAAACCCTCCTGTAAACAATTGGCTATATGATCCAGTTGTTTCAGAGAGTGGTTTTGCTATAAGAGTTAATAGAACAAACCTGCTAGATAACGCAGTATATGTTGCAAATGGACTAGTGCCTCCAACAATTAACGACACGTTTAATGGAGTGTTCTCAAAGAATGTCCAGTATAAAGTGGTTGGAGAATTTGGCTGGGAAACCGTGCCAGATGCAGTACAACTTGCAACAATAGAATTAATGAAAGACTACTTCTCTAAGGATAAGACCTGGAGAAATAAGTACATTAAATCAATTAAGACATTCGACTGGAGTTTTGAGTATAATAGCTCGGCATCATCAGGAACAGGGAATCTGTACGTAGACCAGCTTCTAACACCTTATGTAATTACTCAAATGGTTCTTATCTAATGTACAGCATTGTTGATTCAGTCCTGCCTATGCTTATGGACGTATATAAGCAATTTGATACACAAGACGAGTCAACAGGCGCATTTAAAAAAGAGTGGCAGTTTAATAGAACAGTAGCTTGCCATGCAAAAGGAATAATTAGCAACTCAGCATCTACCCGATCTGGAGACAAACAAGTTTTTTCTAACAAGTATCTTAATGATCAAGTTTTGCAAATAAGAACTGCCACCAAGCTTACATTTAGAGAAAAGATTACCAACATCAGAACCGCAGATGGGACAATAATTTGGGAAGAAGTAGATTTTCCAAATAACACCCCTACAGTATTTGAGGTAATGGGAGTCACACCAATGACCGAACCACTGGGCGGAATTGTTGGATACAACACAACCGTCAAGAGATCGGAGAGTCAGGTAATTGGACAATAGCGTAGCCTTAATACAAGCATCTAGCGGACTAGAAAGATTAATGGCAGGTTCAGTTCCAGGTGTTATAACCGATAGCACGGTAGCACAAATATCTGCATTCTTATATTATGAAGCAAGCGTACTATCTAAACTAACTCGAAATGCAGAATTTGCAAGCCTATTTAAAAAAACTATCTTTAATCAAATAGACAAAGACTTTGGTCAATATATAGATGCTCAAGCAAGAAGCAAGCCAAAATCACTTCATCATGTTTATGAATGGAATAAAGTTGGAAGCCCAGCACATAGACTGTTTAATCTAACATTAGTTGATCAACCAGGATTATCTTTTAGAATATCTAGAGATTTTAAACTATCCAAGTCTTCTGTACCATCAAAAAATAAAAAACAAAAGAAAAAGTATGTGTTTGCAAACAAAGCATCTGTAATCGAAGCTGGAATGCCCGTAGTAATTCGCCCAAGGTCAGCAGAGCGCTTAGTATTTGAATTAGATGGTAGAACAGTCTTTATGCCTAAAGGCTCCTCTGTGGTCGTTAAAAGGCCTGGAGGCACTGCTGCTACAAATCAATTTTCTCTTTCATATGGAAGATTCTTTGGTGGGCAACTAGTAAATTCTTCTATCAAAGCATCGGGATTTCAGAGGATATTTAATTCAGCAATGTCAAAAGCTCTTGCTGTCCCTATTAATATTAGAAAAGTGCAATATAGCTTTAGTGCTGGTAAAATAAGAATGCAGGCTGACTCAGCCCTGAGAGCATCATTTGGAGGAGCACTATGACCGTAGATTATAAAATAGACGCAATGTTTGAGCTCCGCAAATTCCTATGGAAAGAATTAAAGTTGGCGGGGATGTTCAATGAGAACGACTACTATTCAGATAAC